CTGCTCACTTCTTGCTCTTGCGCTTGTTTGTGGCTGTGCGTTGTCCTCGTTTGGGCTTGCTCGGCTTCTTCTTTTTGTTGTTGTTCATCATCTTTTTGACTGTACTCTTTCGTGTTGATTTGTGCATATTACCTCCGGAATGCTGCTATAATTATACTGATATGATATACAATGTGCAACAAAACGAGGAAAATATGCCAAAATACAAAGTCCCACAGAACATAGTCAAGATTGCACAGCGCGCGATCGATTACAATCTTTCTCTTCCAATGTCACGAAGAGCTGCATACAAAGACGAAGGAAAGAAGCGAGTGCCAGGAACCGGAATGCGAACCGCTCGACGTCTGGCAAGCGGAGCAATCGACGAGCAACAGATGATTCTCATGCGTGCATGGTTTGCTCGTCATGCTGAGTCGCCCGGCGAAAAGAAAGCACGACAAGACAGAACCAGCAAAGCGTCTATCGCTTGGCGTCTCTGGGGATCAAATGAGGCTCGAAGGTGGGTCACATCAAGACTACGAGAGTTTGAGAGAGCCAGAGAAAAGAAGAAGAGCCGAGAATAATCTCGGCTCTTTGCTCTTCTTGGTTGTTGTCATTATGCTGTGATTCCGAGTACTGCATTGCGGATCAGGTTTGCAAGGAGAGCAGCTTGATGTCCTTTAAGAGTGCTGCTCTTGCTGGGACGGAAGCAGTCAAGGCGAGGAGTCTTCTGTGTGTAGTATACAAGATCCTCAGCAGCAAGAACAACGTCGAAAAGATTATTGAGTACTTCTTCTGTGTTGTCAATGTCCTCATCGATGAGAAGAGCTCTGAGTGCTCCAGAGATAGCAGTCTTTGCGATTCCTGCCTCTGTAAGATAAGTGATTACTTCTTGTGAAGGGTACCAAGTGGCAAAGTCTGCAAGAGTGAAAAGAGGAACTGCTTCGATTGTTTCTTCTTTCTCTTCTACGATTACTGCTGAGAAGTCAAAGTCTGCGTCAAGGTCAAAAAAGTTTTTCATGTTGTCTCCGTTTGTTGTTGTCATCATGTAAACATTATATGGCACGCTTATTCTGTTGTCAAGTTGAAAACATAAAATAAATTAAAATATTTTTACAGAGCAGAGAATCAATCCTGATCAGAGTCTCCGTCGTCTTGCAATACTTCGACGAGCATCCCGACAAGCTCGATATATATCTCCACCAGTGCAAGCTTTCTCTCGTCTATGATGCCGAGCTTCTCTTGTCGTTTGATGGCAAGCGTGAGAGCCGTCAACTTTTTCGTTAATATGTTCAGCTCTGCTCTCATCGTCTGCTCCTGTGAGACGCTGACAGTATAACATAAAAGAAGCCCGGGCAAGTCAATGTTCCGGGCTTCAGTAGGGTGTGTCAAAGTCTGTATATCTTAATCATCTTTGTCTGTGTCGGCAAGTGATAAAAGGACAGGAAGTGAAAGAAATACTCCGATTGTCATACAGATGATGATGAAAGGACGCGCAGCTTGTCCCAAGTCGATTATGGTTTGCATTGTGCGCTCCCAGCTGCAAGAAGCTCGAGTGTTGTTGTCTTTCCGTATCTGCTGACAAGTTTTCGATATGCTCTCTCGTCTCCGGATAGTGCTTTGTATACCAAGTGTTTTACGTTGATCATGATAGTCTCCTGTTGTTATTTGGTTGCTTTGTTGGCTGTATATACATTGCATTTATCAAGTAAAAGATATGCTTTGTTGAGTCTTTCTACCTTCAATCGAAGAGCGTTTTTGTCAACGTTCTCGTCTGCAATAAGATTTTTGAGTTCTGTTTCAAGTCTTTTAATCATTTTGTCTATTGGTCGCATGATGTTTTCTCCTTTGTTGTTGTCATCATGTAAACAATATCCGATTGTTTTCGATGCGTCAACAAAATAATGCATTTTTATTGATTTTTCTGGTCGAAAGTTGGACGCGTCCACCTTTGGCCACCTTCTGGCCCAGCTTCTGACTTTTCGATAATCTAGGTTGTATGTACCTTTTCGACGTGCGTCCACGAAGTCCACTCTTTTTCTTCAAATCTTTCTGAGAAAAAGTAATTATAAAGTTTATAGAAAAAGCCCGGGCTTTTTGAGACACAATAAAAAAACCTCGGATATACCGAGGTTATTGACGATTTAGAAGGTGGCCCAGAAGGTGGCCCGTCCAAGTTTTACTTTGACACTGGCCACCAGCCGCGAACACGTTTTTCAGTGTCTGGATCTTTCTTTCGTGCGTACTCGTATCCGTTAGACTGAAGAATGTCATTGATGATGTTTTGATTCTGGCGCGTAGACTTCTCGAGGTGTTTCACGTTGTGTCTTTGCTTCTTGTTCTGATAGTATTCTGAAGCGTTGTCTTCTTCGGGAGGCTTGTACAGCTCTTCGATGATTCTTGCTGTCGTTATGGGAGCCTTCAGACGCTCGGCAATGTCAAGGACTGCATCTGTCAAAGGATGCGGATCTGTGAAGTCTTGCGCGCTCTGCTCGCGCAGCTTCTCTTCTTCGTCTGTAAGATACCATTGTCCGCGCTCTATAATCTTTTGTAGTTGTTCATTTGATAGATGTTTCATGTTGTTTCCTATTTCTTTGTGTTGCGTGTTCTTAGTTCTTTGATTGCTGCTTCTCGTTGATCGTAGTAATAAATAACTTCAGACCAGATCAGAGACAGATCCTTCTTGAGCTTTGCGATGTCGATCTTCTTCTTTCCAAGGTCCACACACCAGAAGCGACGAGAGCCTGTCGCGTCGTGCAAGACGTTCTTCTTGTTGGTCGTTGCTACGAATACAGTCCGACGAGGGAACTTTTCATTGGCTCGCTTGTACGGGAGCCGTACATCATCGATCTTTCTGGTGAGGAATGCCTTCTCAACTTCGACAGACTTTGATCGTCTCGCCAGCTCTTGGATCTCATAGATCAGTTTTCCTTGTATCGATTGGACCGCTTCTTTGTACTTGTCCATACTCAGCTCGGAGTCTCCGAAGTATGTAGAGCCGAACACAGCAAAGAAGCAAAGAATCTCTAATGCAGTACTCTTCCCGATTCCTTGTCCTCCGTACAAGACGAGCGTCGTGTCGACTTTGACAGGATTCTGGATTGTAGCGTGCGCCCGGGCAACGACAGACAGCAAGAAGCGAGCCGAGTATGACTGATTAATCTTCGTGTCTTCAGCTCCGAGATAGTCGATCAAGAATCTGTGTGCTCGTCTTGGATGCTTCTTTGGGTCCCACTGGCCGCGAAGAGATTCGAAGTGATCAAGTATCGGATTGAAGCGATTCTCCTTTGCGACGAGCTCGACTGCGGACCATACTTTGTCAGCTGTGAATGCAACTCCCCATCGGTCTTCGCACTTAAGTCGGATAGAATCGATGTGATAGTCTGATATGCGCTCGTTAACATCTTGGTCATTCTGCCAGAACACCAGCTGAGCGAAGTCATCGTACCGGGCGCGACCTTGGAAAAGAGGATAATGTCTCAGCAGCTGCGTCACGTTGAACAGACTAGCGAGCACGCGATCTCCCGAGTCTGTTCTGCGTACGCGGATCTCAAAGCCGAGATTCTGAAGAGCGACGATGCGCGCGTCCTGATTGTGTAATCTTTGTGTATTTGTCATTTTAGTCTCCTGTGTTGTTTAAAGTGTGTAGCCGTTGATCTCTGCAAGGTATCCAACAGAGTCTTTCCAATTGCATGATTCTCTGTGATTGCAGTACGCAGAAGGATACCGAGTCGGGTCAATATAAAAGTATGTGCAATCATTCAAGCGACATCGCGGACAATTCCAAAGCACAGCGCGCTCTCCAGACTTGCCGCCTTTGATAGTTGCTCCGAGCCAAAGCGCAAAGGTTCTTCGGGCTGCTGGGTCGTTGCGTAGAAGTGTATACATGTGTCGCCTCTTGTCGGAGTGCGAGACATTCTTTCCGAGCTTCTTTCGATTCTGTTCTGCTCGTCTCAGTCTCTCCTCTTGCTCTTTTCGTCTGCGCTCCATCTCTATCTTGTATTTCGCTTCTTCGTCCTGTGCACGTCCTTCCCAGTCAAGAATCTTGCCTGTGTTCGAAGTCTCCCACCAGTCGTCAGTATGATAGCCAACATAATACGCCCGAGCCGCATCCTTTGCTGACTCATCAAACCGGGCGTTATCCATCTTCGAAAAGACCTCGTTGAACCAAGTACGAAGCGCGCGATAATAAAATGTCCATTGCTCCCCGGGAACATCATTGGCAAGAGGCAAGACGATTCGAAATCGATGATTGTTGTGTGTGTGAGATACTGATGTATGTAAGTAGCTTTGCACGTCTCGGACCATGAGATTAGCACCGGCTTGTCCAAAGGTGATTGAGTCGTCTATGTCGAGAACAAGACATGACAGCTTTGTCACATTCTCGTTTGCTCTCTTTCCTTGGAAGGAAGCAGGACTCCAAGCTCCTTGTTTAATCTTTGCTACAGGTTGTCTTTCCTTGCCTAGAAACCTGCAAAGGTTTGTCCATGAGTAAGCGAGTTTAATTTGTCGATCCGGTTGACGGATGTTGGGGAATGCGGTTATACTATAGATGCGCATTAGATCTCCATTGTTTGTTTGTTTCATTTTGTTTCTATGTGCCTTGTGTTGTTTTGAAGCCTTGGATATGGGATTATCCAAGGCTTTTTTTATTTTCTGCGCTGCTGACAAGAACTTCGATTTGTGGATCTTCTCCTGTCGCTGCATAGAATTTTTTCGCTGTGATGCTACAGACAACAGCATCATCAGGAATCGGGAGCGCGTCAAGAACCGCTTTGACCATGTTGTCTAAGTCTGGTCTCTTGCTGTGTATGATTCTATCGCCTTTGCGCATGTTCTTTGGACGCTTGACGATAAACGTCAGTTCTACATGCAAAGCTCCCTCTGGGACGTGCATATCTGCAAGTCTCTCTCTCATGTCCTTGATCCATTCTCTGTATTTCACGGGATAATATACGCGTCCTTGCCTTGTCACTCTGGGACGAGGACATGCGATTGGTTCTTTGTATAGTATCATACTTGCTCCTCTCTTGACCTGCAAAGCACTGCGTATATATGTTTACAGATTCCTCGAAAGAATGCACCTTTGCAAAGGCATACAGCATAGTCTCGCAATCCTTCCGGCTCTTCATACGTTGTCACACGATAGACCGTATCACGCGAGGACAGCACATCGGCAATCGATACGCGATACTGAATTCCGGCGATGGTCTGCTGTTCGTGCTTTATGTCAATGATGCCAACGTCCAGAGCCTTCTTTTTGATGTCGTCTGAGATTATTGGAATCATAGCATATCCTCTAATAGTCCAGACTTGACAATCTGATGTCCTACCCACTCGGAGCACTGGGGCACAATTGCATTTCCTAACGCTTTAAGTCTGTCCACCCGGGAGGGAATCCCATCATCCACTCTACAAAGTGGGGATTTAGGCGCGTATCTTTGCCAATATGTTTTTTGTGTGTCTTTTGAATTGACTTGTATATATTGCTTGATCTTTTGTTTCGACTTGCAGAAAAATTGTTTTTTGAATCGTTGACTGTCGGAGTCGCGAGAAGCGCACAAAGAAGATTTTTTCCTCCTTGCGCGTATGGAGTTCGCCTCTCGTCTCTCGTCGGAGTAGGCAACAGCAAACCATCTTCGCCTGAGATGCGGAGCTCCAAAGTCTCTAGCGGATATAACTGTCCATTCTGTGCAATACCCGATTTCGGTAAGCGATCCAATGACTTCACATCCTCCTCGAATAAGCACAGCTGCGACATTCTCCAAGACGACGATACTGGGTCGTAACTCGCTAATGATTCGTAACATCTCCCACCAAAGACCCGATTTCTCTCCATGTAGTCCCTTTCCTTTTCCTGCTAATGATATGTCCTGACAAGGAAAGCCACCGCATAAAATGTCTATCGGCTCTACATTGTCTTTTGTTATGTTCCTTACGTCGTTGTATATTTTTGCATCTGGCCAGTGTTTCTTTAGTACCTTCTGACAGAACGCATTCTGCTCGACTTGCCAGATTGTTTTTGCTCCCGGGATTGCTCTTTCAAGTCCAAGCTCAAAACCTCCAATCCCAGAGAATAAACTTCCTATTTTTATCATTGATCGCTCCAAGCTTTGATGCGCGCTTCTTCGACTTGCCTGCGCAGCTCAGGAAGACGTATGCCTACAAGAGGAGCGAAGTATCGAGCAATGCTCTCGCCTGACAGTGCTCCGTAGGGCCGACCATAGAACCAGAGCTTGATACTTCCCTTCTTGACTCCACAAGCGTCTGCAAAGTCCTGATCCGAGTATCGCTCTCCAGCTGCCTTCTTCAGACCGAGCAAAAACTTTTGTAAGTCAGAGCATCGTCTGTTGTTGGGTCTGCGCTTTGGAAGCTTCGTGTATTTCGGAGGCGGCTCTGTGATCAGTATCTTTTGATTGAATTGTCTGCGGCTCATTCTGCTCTCCATTCGCTCACGTGTACACGCCAGAGAATCTCGCGTATCATCGGATTAAATGCATCGATACCAATACTGGACAGATGCTCGGCAAGCCGCACACGCAGCGCGCAAGACGGCAATCTCTTCCCAGATAGCCACAAAGAGATCGTGCTGCGGTTGACGTCGATTGCTCGAGATAGTTGCGATTGTGTGATGTCGTTGTCTGTCATCGTCTGCGAGAGCCAATCAGCAAAGCTTAGCTCTTGTGTGTTTACATAATCAATCATTGTTCTTTGTCTCCTGTTGTTGTTGTTGTCTTTCGCGAAGCTGCATCTTCAACTTCTGTTCTATGATCCAACCAAGCTGATAAGCATGAGCTGAGTCTTTTACCAGATCATGCACAGCTTGGATCTCTTCGCTCGTCTTGGCATTCTGTACCATGAGAGCGATCATCTTTGGGCTTATATGTATTTTCGCCATCTTTACTCCTATGCTCTACGAGAGTTTATTTCTGTAAAACGAGCAGGAAGAAGATCTCTCTTGACTGGTACAATGTCTCCTCTTCTGATCCATCTTTTTGAATAGATGTCGCGCTGCTCTGTTGGTTCTAGTGTATTAAAAATCTTGATTGCAGCTGTCATATCAAGTCCAGCAATCTCTTTCATGCATTTAAACCATTCATTCATATTATCCATTTGATTGTCGGTTAGTCCGTATTTGTTTCGTCTTGTCATTGCAGTCTCCTTTTTGTGTCCTTTCTTTGTGGACTCTTTTATGTTATCATATTGGTTACAACCTGACAACAAAAAAGGAAAAATAATGAAAAAACCGCTCGCCTTTGTCGACGTAGAGACGACAGGACTGAATGCCCAACTGCATGAAATCATAGAAATATCAATCATCAAAGTCTGTCCGATTCACGGCACAACAAATTACACAAGTAAAATCAAACCCGTATACATCGAACATGCAGAGAACAAAGCACTGGAGATCAACGGCTACAATCCAAAGGACTGGAGACAAGCTCCTGATGCTGAGATGGTGATGTCAAAAGTCTCTGATATGCTCGCAGGATGTATCCTTGTCGGACACAACATCTCTTTTGACGAGGAGTTCATCTTCGAAACATGCTTTCGTCACGGCATCAAGACACGCTATGATCGTAGAATGATCGACACTGTTACTCTGGCTCTTGAGCACTTGCACAATCTGGAGTCTGTCAGCATGGATTCGATCCGAGAATACTTCGGATGGGTACCCGGGCACAGAGCGAGAATCGATGTCCTGCAGACGTACATGCTATACAAGAAGCTGAACAGAGCAACAGCGTGTGATCGTCTGTTCTGGAGATTGCGCTATATGTTACGCTCTTTCTTTTCCTAATTGCTTCTTGAGTTCTTCTTTCATCTTGATCTCACTCATCTGCTCTTTCATTGGCTCCAAAAGCGCAAAGAGCTTTCTTTGTCCTCTCTCGAGAGAATCGATGCGACTGGAGAATCCTTCGACAAGCGTCTTTCGATCTTGATTCAAGTCTTTGATGACAGCTTCGAATCTGTCTCGTATCCTGGATTCTTCTTCTCTTGCTTCGATGCGCAGTTCTCGAAGCTCTTGCTTCGATTCTTCGCGTGTGTGCTTCAGGTCTTTTTGCGTCTGGACGTACGAATATATCATCCATCCAAGAAAAGGACTGTTGGTTGCTAGGTTGATCCATAAATCGTGATAAGTTGACGGGTCCATTAATCAAGCTCCTCGTCTGTAGCCTCGATTAGTGTGTATGTAAAAGAATCGTATCCGATGCCAAGCTGCAATCTTGCTAGACCCATGAGCCGCATGAAGTCCGCAGGATTTTGTATCACTTGACATCCATGGCTATATGCTCGAGTAGACTGCACAATCTTGTTCGCGTGCGCTCTATGCAGATTGATCCCGAAGTATCCGCTCTCTTCGTTGATATAGTCTGTGCGCTCATTCAGATTATTATCCCTGTAGACCGTGACTTTTGCTCCTCGTTGGCATAGCGCATAGTACTTCCCGCCGTGCTTATCGATTTTGTACACGCCTCTGTATTGTCCGGGCTTGAGCACTGCGACACCTTTCGGATTGTCTGGATCTCTGTGCTGCTCCATACTTGGATCCGTCGTTGCTTTGTATCGCTCTTCGATCCAGTCAAAGCCTTCTTTGTAGCAGACTCGAATCTCGTCATCGAAGAGACCCGGCCTTCTGTCTTGGCTTCTGATTCCGATGATGTTCAGGTCATATTCTTTTTGTGTAAAGATTTTGTATCCGAGAGCTTCAACTCTGTTTAATATAGGAGGCTGGTTTAATCCCCAATTGATATATTTCATTGTGACACTCTTTGATTATCGATCGGATTCTCTTGGAACATTATATCATATAACCAAGAAGCTCCGTCGTATGTCTTGCCGACAATCTGTACTTTTGCCTGTGACAATCCGATGTCTGTATCTGTCAGCTCAATCACGTCTCCAACAGACAAGAATCCAAAAGAGAATGCAGCTCTATACGTACAAACCTTCTCGGGCAAAGACTTTCGTCTGATGATGTCGAGTCCGATTTTAATCGCTGTGTCTCTGTCGTGTACATAATCGATCTCGACTGTCTGAGATTGCACGCCGTATATCTGCTGGGATAAAATACAATACGGAGATACAATCTCATAAGGTGTTTCGATTCCTGTCTGCCGCTTTGCTTTGATATAGATTGTCCCTTTCATCTCGGAGCCTCCTATCTTATTCGAGAAGCCACCGCCAAAAGCTGAATTGTCAAAAGAGATAGTGCTCTCGAATCCACTTGCATATTTTACAACCAAATCATTAATGATCTCGCTTTGTCTCGGAGTGACTGGAGAGATTCGCTCAAATGTTGGGTCCGTCGTGATGGACGCTCTTGGAGACGAAAATCGCTCTGTATTACGATGATCAATGATTGCGTATACGCCATTCGCGCCCGTGCTGAGTGTGACCGGAAGAAAAGGGATGATGTATTTTTGTGCAAACTCATAAATCTTTATACTGGGATCATTGATGTAACCTGCAAAGATATATTCATTCAGTATAGGCCGGACCGCTTCAAAAGATTCTCTGTCAAAGTCTATCTTCAAAGACTCCAGACACCAGACAAGAAAGTCTCCTCCCTTCTCGAGTGTATTTCCTGTGTACGGACTGATCGCTCCTCCTCCATCGGTCCAGCGTACATAATACTGGAATTTCTGATCTTCTATCAAGTTACTGAATGACAATTCATTTTGATCGAAGATTGCATATGCGAAGATCTGTCCACTCGCTCCTGTGCTGTTAAACACAGTCTTTGATGATACGAGATTGCCGTCATTGTCTTGTAATGAAACCGTATTCGCGAGACAATAATGTCCAGCAATCAAAAGAAAGAAGAGAGTCGGATTGCCAATATCTACAAGAGAGCCGACTTTGTACGCTGGTGTGCCCGGATAATCCAATGTCTGTCCGTTGATCAAAGTTGTTCGGCCCGGCGAACCGATCACAGCTGGAATATTTTTGCCTAATGAAAATTTTACAGAGCTGCTGATCCAGTCTGTTTCGATGTCGAGAATGTCTCCAGCTCCTTGGAAGTGTCCTGTCGTAAAAGGGAAGTGATCGAAGCTGACCAAGTCTCCGTTGATCGCTTGCAATATACTTGTATCATTGACGTATATTTCATTTTCAACAGAGAATTCTACATATCCCTGTTCTGCATTTGGATGTCCGTAGACAGGTTCTCGAATCACGCCTTTGAAAAAATGGACAATGTCTTCGAATGTCTGCTGGACGACTCCTCTCTTGATTGTAACGTACGAGAGCTTCATGACTCCGTTGTCTATACCATTGCCGAGCATCTGACGCTCTGCGACGTTGAAAGGGAAGACAAGTGACATTGATATGCTATTTGTCGACAACTTGATCTGTCCGATCTCTTGCAGCTCCTGCGTAAAGTTGGGATCTCCCAGTAAGCCCGGAAAAAAGACGACTCCTCCCGAGTCAAGCTCAATCTCTACCGGAAAAGAAGAGAATCTGTATATCGTGCCTTTGAGATCGACTTCTGCAAGGAAGCAAATCTCAGTCTCGAGAAAGTCTGTGACGGGATAGACGCGCATTATACTATCTCCTGCAGGGTAATCGTTGCGCATCGCATAAGCTCTCCTGCGTCTGTGACAAGCTCGTCTCCGAGCACATTCTCGACCTGCACATCTCCGACGAGCATCACAAGAGCCTGCTCTGTTTCACGATGCAGCTCTCTTGGGTTTGTGCTCTTCGAAATCAAAGGAAGATAGACGATCGGAGTCTTCTCTCCTTGCAGATAATCGAGCAGACCTTGAAGAAGATCAGGGACGTCGTTGGCTATTGCTATTGGCTGTCCAGATGATGCGTCCGCGATCCAATAATCAGGATCAGGATTATCACCTTGTATTTGGGAGATGTCGATCCCTTCCGTCCATGCAACGCGGAACAATCGACGAGGAGGACGATAGTTACGAGCATAGATTACTCCTGACTGTGTTTCCGTTGTCTCTGTGCCGGACGTGATTGTGATTGTGCGTCCTCTTTGATACTGCTTCCCGGGAATGACTACAGCCCCAACATGCAAGAGTCCTATTCTGAAATCATTTTCAAGCGTCGTCTGTGCCGGGATGCGCAATCCTAGAGCTTCGACCTTCTGCCCGTTGAGATTGATGAGCAGTGTCATGCTATTTGGTATCAGCTCAATGTCTCCACTTGCTCCGCTTATCGTGACGCTTGAGTCAAGAAGCAGGACCGCTTGCTTTGTTCCTGTTGCTGTCCCTCCAAACTTCCCTTCTGAATTGCTGACGACTGTTCTCCAAACGTAATTACCCGATGAGATTTCGATACGCACGCGCCATCCTGCACACTCATTAAATCTGAAATATGGTTGATTCGATGCACTCGAGTGTCCTCGGATTGTGCGTCCGTCTGCTGCACACTTGCTTTGTATTGCTGCTTCAAACGTATCGAGCACAGTCCACGATGCTGAACTGTATACTTCTATCTTTGCCTGTGCAAAGTTATATCCAGATATATGTACTCCAAGAATGTCATTTGGGAGTGCTTCGTCTATGTGCACGCTTGTGTCCGAGTCCAGCTTGAGCGCGATGAAGTTTTCGGGCACGTTGCCCGATGTCACGCTCTGACTTTTCCATGTGACTCTTGGAGTCGGGCTTGATGCATAAAATACATTGTTGATTGTGAAGTCCGAATCTGGTGTAATCTTGTACTGATCTCCGAGGAATGTCTGTCCGTTTGCTGTGGTTATCAAGACATTGTCAGCAATCCATGCGAATCGCTCAACGGTTGGATATGCTCGGAACATCAAATCATCGGGATTTGTAAATGTGTGTATCTGCTGTGAGATTTGGAATCCTTGCGCGAAAGAGATACTGGACCATGTTGTTGTTAGTGTTCCGGCTCCAGAATATGCAAGATGTCCCCATCTTACGCGATGCAGAGCTGACGCTCCTCCTCCTCCGTCTGTCAAGCTGCTGAATGTTCCGGCGTCAATCCATGTTCTGCGGTTGCTCTCTGCGTCTATATCACGATAATAAACTGTGACTGTCGCTCTTGATAGACCGATGAGAAGATCCACTGTATTAAGAGACAAAGAGCCGACTGTGATGACATCGGCCGATCCGTTCACGTCTCGGACCTTAATTTCTGTTGGAGATACGCGGACCTCTATTTCGTAGTCATTTGTAGTATCGTCAATCTTCAGCAGTATTCCGCGATTGTTCGTTATGTTGTTGCCTCCGCTCATCGTCTGGATTCTTGCGCTCACAATCAAACCTTTGTCAAGAATGTCTGCTGTCGGTATTCCTGTGGTCGTTGGGTTTGTTGTCCAGAATTCATCGCCCGAGTTTTCTACTCCAAGAGCTGAGAGTGCTTCTCCTCCTCCGACTGCTGTTCTTGATACGTTTGTGAAGTTGGAGAAGATGTCCACAGCTGGATAATTATATCCGTATGCAAGACGGTTCCACTCTGCAAAGTCTGCATTCTCTCTTGCGGCTGGTGGTAATGTCACAGACGAGTATCCTCCAAACGACAGCATACATATACTATAGTTGTTTGCTGTGCTGTCTGCTTCTCCAATCAAAACCGTCTTTCCTGTCCATGTCAAAGCCTTGATTCTTCTTACTTGGCTGTTCGTGTCTCCAGTTCGAAGAACTCGCCCGGCTCCGTTGATATCCTGTCCCATTGCGCGCCAATCGATAGCGTCTTGACTCCAGTATATCCGGAAATCTCCAGCCGAAAGAGAAGAAGCTCGAGCGATTACATGATGACTTGCTCCTTCGTCTGTAAAGGTTGACAGTTCTCCGTCTGTCATGTAATCATTTGTACCATTGCAAAAGATCGAAGAATCTACAACAATAAATGCTCCAGCTGAGCGCAAAGAATGTACGCTTGTGAATGCAGATGGTAAGGTCATATAGTTGGGACTCTTGTCTCCATAGAATGCGAATCTGAACAGTCCTTTGTCTGCATACAGATCGATACTGTGAAAAGAATGATCGTCAATCTCTGTATTCGTTGTGATTTTTCGGAATGTCGCTCCGAGATCTGTACTTGCATATTGTATCACGCGGTTTCTTTTTGTTGCGCTTGCATTGTTCCACACTGTCTCAATCAAGAGAAGAATAACTCCGTTCGCTTGTGCGACACGTATTCTTTTTGGGTCGTGTGTGTCACCAGATGTCACGCCGATCTCAATCTCATCTTGCAGAGCTTTGTCTGATCTTTGTGTCCATGTCGAGCCGTCTTGTGATACATGCGTCTTGACATTGACAAAGCTCGACGAGCCTGCAATGTGTACCAGCAAATAAGACCCATCGGGCAAGATACACATATCTGTTAATAGTCTGTATCCTGTTATGGTTGCGCTCTCGCTGTATACGGTTGCACTTGTATTTGAGTCGTCCTGTGTCCACGTATCAACAATGATTTGATGTGCTGCTGTTGTGTCTTTAAAGTATGATACAAGAAGATCTCCTTCTCCAGTATCCAGAGCTGAAGGAGATTTGTACTGTGTTGTAGACAAAGAAGAGAATTGCAGATTTTGAAATCTGGACAATGCGTTCTGTGGATCTCGTCCGAAGGTTGTACTGGTCTGATTGTCTGTCCAGACAAAGCCAGCTCCATATCCTGCAAAGCCCGGGCTTTGTGTTTTTATCGTCAGATCAGACGCTCCGCTTTGTCTACCTTTTGCGATAAGCTGCATTGCGCTGTTTTGTTGAGGGACTGGATCTCCTGCTCTCTCGTCTGCTGTGGTGAAAGTGCTCTGTGCATCCCATACATTATCAGAGCCAAGAGCAAGAGGAACAAGAAAGCCTCTCAAGTATTCTGGTGTTACATTGTTCGCCATTAGTATCCCCTACGCGCAGAGCGAGACGAGAGACCTGCTCTTTGTCTGTCTGTCATAAATCGGTCAAAGTGTTTATACGGATTCATCACTATAACTTCCGGAGCTCCGCCTTGTCCATTCTGCAATCGGTTGACACCGGGTTCTCCTCCGAGTCTGTCAACGGTTGATCGGTCGAGCACTGCTTCACCTGCTTTGACGACTGCGATGCTCTCGTCTGGAGTCATCCCTCCCATGTGAAATTGCGGAGCTTGCTGTGCAAAGATTGCTGCCATTTGTGCCGCACTTGCTGCGGTTGCACTGGCTATCATGAGTCCATTAAACGGAGGAGGATACGCTTGCGCAGCTGTGATTGCTTTTGCTGTATTGAAGACGACCTCTCCAACAGCTGCGACTCGTTGAGCAACAAAGAGAGCCTTGATGATTGCTTTGTTCTTGTTGCCTGCCGCCTCTGCGATTGTTGTCATCGTCTGGATCGTGTTTGCAAAAGTACCGACTGTGCTTTGCTGCATAAGCTCCATACTCTTGATTGTATCTTCAAGATCTTTTTTTCTATCGTCTGAGATCTCTTTTTGCTTTTGCTTCTCTTTCTCTGCAAGCTCGTCTTTGAGATTTGCAACTTCCAGTTCTCCTTCTTTTTCGATTGCTTGTCGCTCCATTATCAAAGCAGCGATCGCCTGTTCTCCTTCGATGCGTACTTGAGCGGCTGCTTGTCTGTCTGCGTCTGTCTTTGCTAGCTGTTCAGCTGATTCTATCTCTTGCTGTATTGATTCCTGCAATCGTTTATTTTGCAATAATCTCTCTGAATTCAAACCTATCGCTTTCTCTATTGGATCAAGAGTATTAAAGATGATTTGTCTCGCTTTGTCTTCTGATGCGATTCGTTGATCTGCGAGCGATTGTCCGACTGCTTGGATCTGTTGTATCCTTGCAAGAGCTTCCAATCTATCCTGCTCTGCTTTTGCAAGTCTCTCTTGTCTCTTCTCTTCTTCTTCCGATTCTTTGTTGTACTCGTCTTTTGCTTTGATGAGTTTTTCTTCTGCTTGCAGTGTCTGTTCTCTTCGATTGACGATTGCATTTGCAAAGTCTCTTTCCCTCTGGAGTCTGCCGAGGAGTTCTCCTCTAAACTTGACAAGAGCTTGCGCAGCTGTGACTCCTTCTGCGTCAATACCCTGTTTGACGAGCGCGTTGTCACTGATTGACATTGCTGTATTGAGAAGCTCTCTCTCTTTTGCTGTCAGTCTTGATGTACCTTTCTCGGCTTTGTCTAATATCGTGACAAGTCTCTCTTGCTCTTTGATTCTCTTCTCTTGGATCTCGAGTTCTTGCCGGGTCTTCTCCGTTGATCGATCTCTTGCTGATGCGAGATCAAACTCAAGCTGCGTGATTTGTCCCGTCAGAAGCTGATACTCTCGATTCGCGTCCTTGAAATCTCCCGTGATACCTTGCACGATAGAAAATTGCTCGTCGAGCTTTGCATTTGCTTCTTTCTGTGCCTCTACGAGTCTCTTCTGCTGTGCTGCTGCGAGCTGTGTCGATCGTGTATACAGATTGTACGCTGCTGTGCCGGCAATCGTTGCAGCCGTCAGTGCCATCGTGACCGGACCGCCTTTGATCGCTTGCTCTGCAGCTGTCGCAAGTCCGTCTGCCATCTCGAGAGCTTTCTTTGCTCCTGCATCCAGATTCGGGAATAATCTACTGACAGCAAGGTCCGCAGCTCCCATCGATGTTCCGAGAGCCTCCGCTCCTTCTGCAAGCTGGTTCGATCCGGTTGCTGCATCCTCAAAGCTGACTTTAATCTCGTGCGCTGATGCTTTTGCGTCTTGTGCGACTTTATCAAACGATGCTCCGACCTTCTTCCCGCTTTGGTCATAAGCTGCACTCGTCGCCTTTGCTGCCTTCTTGCTTTCTTCTGCTGCCTTCTTCGCTGCTTTTTGTGCTTTGTTGAACTCTGAAGCAAGAGATCGCGTCATTGCCTGCGCTTCTTTTTTTGTTATGTTCGGGATGCTCTCGAGAGATTGCTGAAGTTGTTTAAGATTGGCTCTCAGCGTTATTTCTACGCTCTTATTCACGTCTGCCATTGTTCTATCCCTTCTTTGCTTGATTGATTAAATCGTCTGCGAGCACGTCGACAAGACGATCTCCGGCTTTGCGCATTGGAGACCACAAAAGCTCGTTACTTGTTCTTGTCCCGTATGCAAGATCATTCAGAGTATATTGTCCCGTATGTATGGCCCAGGCATACGGAGCAGTATTGCGAACAAAAGCAACCAAGTCCGGACCGTCTATTATGACACCTCTTTGAAGCTTGTTTTTGGAGTCTTGGCTCTTGTCTGATACCTTTACTTCGGATGCATCGCCCGGAACAAACTTTCCTCGGTCCTCCATATCCTTCGCGATTGCATACGCTTGTGGACCACTCTTTCCTTCTCGTCTGAGTCTGGAGACCTCGGACATCATCTTGCTTCTTTCACTCTTTGGAGGCTCCATGCGTACAGGCCAATTACGATATGCTTCTTGATAGATGTCTTCGACTGCGTCTTGCATGGTCCTTTTGATAATCGGATTCGCGTCAAGAAGCTGGTTGACAAGTCTCTCCAGCTCGTCCGAGACTCCGATCGCTGCATTCCCATACTTATAGAATACCTTGCTCATGTCATGCGCTCCTTGAGTCGTCTCGCTTGTTGTACATTATACCGCTTTTTTCTTTCGTCTCTGTCTTTTTGTGACTCATGTTCAAGAATATAATCAGCAATCAAGTCTGTCTGTGTCTGTCTGGGTAAGTTTGTAAACCACCCCGGAGCTTGACCCCAGAAGCGACACAAGCGAAGAGCTAATCTGTCGAGATGTCCTGCTCTCGAGTAGAGGAAAAATTTGCTCTTTCGTCGACCTCTTGCTCTGTCGGGATCTTTGTGCTCATGAAAGAAAGACATTTGATTCCTTCTTCATATATGACAGAAGCCGTCACTCCTTGTCCGAGTAGACGATCAAGGCACAGATGACCAAAGTCAGAAGCACGATGCTTATTCGGGCGATATTTGGGTAGTCGAGCAGTGTGATCAATGCATACTCCGATCGATCCGGCACAAAGACGAGCGAGCATTGCGTTATCTGTCTCCGCAGACCATAACGATACGAACTCAAAACATGTAGCCAAGCTCGGAGAAAAGAGTTCAATCTCTCCTCCAAGCTTCTTGATGTTAATTTTCATGTAGTCTCCTGATTATGTCTATGTATATGCAATCGCGCCGTAACTGGTGAAGTTAATCGTGAAGCTTGACGGATCACCTTCTGTGAAAGAAGCAGTGCATACACATTTTGATAATGTCGCTGTAGTTATCGCATCGTCTCCGAGAGCTGTCCCGTCTACTTGATATACGATGTCAATACAGTAAAACTCGACAAACGGAGTCCCGGTTGATCCGGTGGAGTTGTTTGTGTGATAGTTCCCTGTATTATTGATGAAATCCAGAATAGAACCGGACTCGGCTGAATCGGTGAACTGTCGAAAGAATGCGCTGAATGAACCACTCGCAACGGGTTCGTCGTCTCCTTTACGGACAGCAGTGATTGCTCCTCGGTCTCGGATAACTGTCTGCGCAGCTTTGGGAGTGTCAAAAGTCAGGTTCCCTTCTTCATATGCTATTTCTAGCTCAATCGGTGTTCCGGTCCCGTCTTTCAATGTTATGACACCGTCTCTTCGTGTCTTGGGTAAGGTAGAGTATGCCATGTTAGCTCCTGTTATGTAAGTTGTATTGTGTGCAGAGCTTGAAGCTCTATTTCTGAAATTAGGTATTCTTGAGAGTCTGGAGTCCGACGAGAAGCCCGGAGGAATCTCACTTCGATTCCCTTTGCAAAGTTACGATTCATCACAGCTTGTATCACTTCTTGTTCTTTGTCTAGTGCGTTGCCATAGTCAAGGACAAGGTCATGTGGTCGAAGTCGATACGCAATCTTGACTCTGACTGTAGTGTCTACATATAGTCCGACCGCGATACGCTGTCTCTCGTTGGCTTGCTGACTGTTCGAAACCTCGACAGAAAAACCAAGATGTGCGAGCGTGTTTTGCGTACGCCCAAAGAGCTCCGGCAGCTGTCGGACTTCTCGGAATCCTGACAAGTCTCCAATCTTGATTGCAAGTGCTCGTTGTACTTCTTTCACAGACACAGACATCAGTATCGTCTCCGTCTGTAGTATTGACCCGGGCGATTCAAGAAGATTGTTGGCTGTCCTCTGGTGCGCTTGTTCGGGTCGTCTGCTTCTCCGTCGTGGTCTTCGTCATAAATAAAGTTGATCGAATCGAACTCATCTCGATAGAGACGATAGTGCTCATTCGCAAGATCAAGATAACGCCCGTTTGATTGCCCGAGAGAGGAGTGAAAGTCTCGGAAGATGAGATACAAAGACAGATGGCGATGAGCTTCGAAGAAAGACTCTGCGCTCATCATCAAGTATTCGTATCCCATCCCGCGATTTCGAATCCTGCGCAAGATTTGATACCAGGCATCATCGATATATTGTTGATAGCTTGTCAGTGAAGAAGGACGGACATTGGCAAGATCGGAATATGTCGCAGTCAGATCGATGTCTGAGACGACAGGATATAGTCTGCGACGGACCAAAGCAGCCATACGACGAAAGAGATACTGCTCTCCGTCGATTGTGATTGTCCACTCCTGTACATACCCTTCTCCAAGATTCTCCGATGCTTTCAGCTGCTCGGCTGAATGTGCATACGACACTGTACCATTCTCGGCAATCGATGCAGTCTGACCCGTCAGAAGATCGGCTCCGGTTGGCTTGATTAGGGTATATGTTGCGGCAGTTGGTACGAGCTGCGCTCCGTCTCTGTAGAGCTTAAGCTCTGACGTCTGCGCCTTCTCTCTCTCGAGAAGTTCAATCGTACGTATTTGTGCCGCATATGGAGTAGACGATGACATCATTAAGCCTTCATCATCACTCGCCAAGCGGTATTTTCACTTACCAAAAGGACAGCTTCATTTGTGTTTAATGTTCCCTGTACTGTAGATCCCGAGTGATCCTCTACTCTCAATGTTTGAGTGCTTCCCGAGAATACGCGAATACAAAAAATTGCTCCATTTTTGGGCTTTGGAAGTGTAATAACTGCCTCTGCTGCTGTTCCAACTGTGTAGATCTGAAATGTAGAATCTTTGTACGTTAATGTTTTGTCGGCCGTTAAATCTTGTTTATTAACTCCATTCTTAAGCACGATGTGACGAGGGATTTTAAATTCTGCTTTGTCTGAGAATGCCATTATTGACTCCTTTTCTTGTTGTCTGCTCGGTTCAGATGTTTCACGACCATTCGACGAGCGTCAGTATGTGAAATGTTAGATTGCTGTGCGATTCTTTGAGCCATGCGATTGATTGCTGCTCTTTTGTTGTTATCGGACATTGTACGCGCCTCCTTTCAGCTTGTCGACTCGCTCGATAGCCTTCTTTGTCAAGCGCAGTTCTTCTTGCTTTGACTTGAGTCTGTTCGCTACTTCTGGGATGTGCTGGTCTCTTTCTAGTCTGCTGAGAGCTCTATTCATGCCGATAAGCTTCAAAGATGCGATTTGCGGATGCGGAGGATTGAGGATTCCATCTCTCATGAGAGATAGTCTCCACTGATCAAAAGCGTCTTGATCGAAGTGCTCTATCACTCGCCGTCCGACCTTCTCGAGACGAATCCATTTTGATGTGTGATAGTTACCTTTGTGCGCAGGATAGACGCGCATGTAATCGTGCTTTGTTGGGTCGAGCAGTGTCCATCCTTGATCTTGTAAATTTGTGCGCATGATGGAAGAGTCGATTCGTCCTCCGACAGCTCTCGTCCCGTTGACCCCGGGCGTCTCTGGAATACTGGACAATACTGGAAGAAGCAAAGGTATCTTTTCCTTCTTCTTCTTGCCGTCTGTATTTGTCGTGTACGTGTCGAACACTTTCAGCTCCCAGTTCTCCGGATTGTGTCCGAATATAAATCTGCTGTTCGCCTTCTTCGGGATACGAGTCTGTGTCTGTGTTTTCTCTTCCCAAGGCTGTGAAAAATTTGTGTAGTCCATTTGTAGTCTCCAATAAAAAAGAGTTGGGAGACTCGCAGAGTTTGGAGACTACAGAATTTGAAACCCTGAAGCCTCCCAACAAAGCGAATCTATCGAGCAGAGAGAAGCTTGACGCCTTTGTCTGCATTGATGAGTCCCAATCCAAGGTAAGCATGGCCCACGATGAATGTAGAGGCACTCATAGGACGACGATCGAATTCACAAACGACCTTACCCATAGACATGAGATCAGCAGAACCGCGAACACCAGCAGGAATACCGTCAACGTATCCAATACAGCCCGGAGAGATCATATAATTATCGAATCCAGAAGAACCGTTTTCTTTTACGTGTTTGCTTCTGTACACATCTACCCCGAATAAATTTCCGGCGAAGTTTTCTCCTTTCACTTCAAGCATAGACATAGAAGATTGCATGCGGCTAATTGCATTCCCGGTCTCGTTACGGAGAGAGTCTTGAAGCTCTGTCAACGCCTTTGGATCAAGTACGGCTGCATATGGACCCGGAGCACCTGCACCAGAAGCAGCTTGTTCAAGAGCAAAGATTGCGTCAAAGAAATCGTCCACGGATAGAGTTGTTGTATTTGCGCCAGCTGTGGTTGTCAAAGAAGCAGCTGCTTCTCCGGTAAGCTCTGCAAAGCGTGTCTCGTAGCTTCCTGCGATGCTTTGGGCGATACGGAAAGGATCAATATCTGCTCCTCCAAATCCGGTCATAGAAGCAAGATCACTCATCTCATAGATGATGTACTGACGAGCAGCAACAAGATCAGCAGATTGAATTGTCAAAGCGGTTTTATTTGCTGCTTCGTCTGAGATTTCAGATCCAGCCGCTGCCATACTATCGAAGCCATCCAGACCAGCGAGACGTACACGAACAGTATCTGATCCAGTGCCGTTAATGCTGCCTTGATAGCTGAGAAGAGGAGT